AGCTATTAAAAAAAATTTTGCAAGACTAGCAAAAGAAAATAATATAAAAAGAGTACAAACAGCTGTAAGAGCTGACTTTAAAATAGGTTTAAAGTTTGCTTCATGGCTTGGTTTACAAAACGAAGGATTGATGAAACATTATGGTTTTGATGGTTCAGATCACTTCAGATATGCAAGGATTTTTTAATGAGTTGGGTTTCAGCAGCAGTATCAGTAGCAGCAGCAAGACAAGCATCAGCGATTGGTAAATACAATCAACAGATACAAAATCGTAATGCTCAAGTTGCTGAACAAGAAGCTCAAGCTATTGATCAACAAAAAAATTTAGACATACAAAGATTTGACCAACAATTTCTTAAATTACAAGGTTCAACTAAAACCGCTATATTAAAATCAGGTCCTACGTTAGAAGGATCAGGTTTAAGAATACTAAGACAGAATGTTGAAGAAGCAGAAGTAGAAAAAGATATTATAGAATACAATGCAAAGATAGGTCAGGCACGAGCTTTTGAACAAGCTAATTTTGCTCGTATGCAAGGCAATGTAGCTCGTATGGAAGCAAGAAGAGTAGCTCTTTCTTATTATGGAAAAGCAGCTCAATCATTAAGTAGATCAGGAGCAGGTAGTAGTTTATTATCTGGTAGTGGAGATCAAGGAGAGGTGGTAGCTCCATAATGCCAAAGATACCTACATATACATCAAAAGGAATAATCACAGCAGAACCAACTGGTGTTCAAGCTAATATTAAAATTTCTCCTACTGCTAGTATTGCAGCTGGTTTACTTCCTGCAGCTGAAGCTATTGAAGAATATCATATTAAACAAAGAGATAATAATGAAAAGTTACAAGCGAGAAAAACTTTTTATGAAATGAAATCAGAATCAGATGAAATTATAAAAAAATATGAAAACGATCCAGATGAAGTTAATTCTGTCAATGGATATAATGAAGAGTTTGGTGTTTATAAAAATCAAAAATTATCACAAATAAAAAACAAAAGAGTTAAAAAAAGATTAGAAGATTTATTAACTATCGATCAAGCTGAAACAGTTTACAAAGTTAAAAAAAATTCATTTAAAGCATTTGAAACACAAAGCAATCAAACTTATGGTGATGGTCAAACTATTTTATCTAATGAATATGCTTTAGCTGACAATCAAAAAATAAAAGATAAAAAATTACAGGAGAGAATAGATTTAGCAACTGAATATGAAAACATACATCTAAAAGGTAAACCATGGTTAGATAAAGAAATATTTAAAATAAAATCTGATAGTGTTATTTTTGATGTAGACCAACAACTAGGATTAAATAATTATAATGGTGCAAAACAATTACTTATTAAAAATAAAAATAATGTTGATTCAGATGAGTTTAATAAAAAACTTTTATTAATTAATAAACAATTTAGTGAAGCACTTGGTAATAAAAATTTAGATAATATTTTTTTATTAGATCAAGGATCAACTGTTGTTGGAGCTGGTGTTAAAAATGTGGATGGTAAAGAAATAACACAAAAAGATTTAGAAAAAACTGCTAATCGATTTGCTTTAGCTACCAATTTAGATGGTAGTTTAAAATATGAAACAGCTCAAGTAATAGAAAAATCTGTAAAAAATAATACTAAAGTTCCATTTTATTTTGAAACATTAGATGCTGGTGGAAATGTTACAGATACATCTAATAAAAATGCTACCTTAAGAGGTTTACAATTATACAAAACATTTAAAAATCAAAATGCCTTGCAGTCATTAACATCTATTTATAAATTAGGCAAAGATGATTTAGCAACATATCAAAGATTAGATTTTGGTATGAATACTATGAAGGGAACATTTGAACAAGCATTTAATAATGAACTGCAATATAAAAACAATCCTGATAAATATAAATTATTAAAAGTTGATGATAAAGCTGTTACTGCAAAAGTAAATGACTTAGATTTTCCTGGTGTCACACCTTTTGAAAGAGGACTTGAATTTGAAAACGCACAATACGCAAATATTATTATAAAAAATGTTGCCAATAATACTATGATTGCAACTGGATCACAAGCAACTGCATTAGAATTTGCTAAAAAATATGTACAAGAAAATTATAGAGTAGATGATTTTAAACAACTTGTACCTATTAATAATGCTTATCCCTCTTATCACGATGCAGCTGTAAAACTTTACATAAAAGATTTATATGAAAGTGGTAGAATAAATAAAGAGCAACATAAAGAAGAAGATATTATACCAGTTTATTTTACAGAAGGTTCTTTAAATAGTAATCAAGGTTTTATTTTAAGAGATAAAAATACAGGAGTTCCTTTAACAATAGATGTTGTTGATCCTGCTGCAGATTTTGATGAGGGTAATTATGATAAAGCAAGATTTACTTATAAAGATATTGTAGAAAAGATATATCCTTTAATGAAAGATCAAAGGTATCAACAATTTGTTATTGATTACAATAGAATACAAAAACAAAAACAAGAGTTTGATTTAATCCCAATAGAAGCTCCTTAATGTCTAGTGAAAATTTAAACACAACAGTAAATCCTTTAGAAGAAAAATCAGATAAAATTGAATTTACTGTAGACAAAATGGGTTTATCAAACCCTGCTCAAACTGTACCTACAGATGTAGATTATTTTATTAGAAAACAAAAAGGTGAATTAGAATCCAAATTTACTTGGAGTGAAGCTCTTTCTAAATCATTTGAAATAGATAATTTATTTGTTCAAGGTATAAATAATTTTGGAAAAGAAGATGGTTATGCAATAGACTTTGATTTTGTTCCAACAAAAGAATTAGTTGATCGTATAGATAATTATCCTGAATATATGAAGGATGCTTTTTATGATGCTAAAAGTGAAGAACATTTTTATGATATAGAAAAACAAGTTCAAGAAAGATTAGAAACAGAAAATGAAATATCTAAATTAGGTTGGAAAGGTTTTGGAGCAAGAATGTTAGCTGCAGTTGCCGATCCTGCTGCTATTGCTTTATCAGTAGCCACAATACCTTTAGGTGGTTATGGAGCTTTTGCTACAGTACCTAGTAAGGTAATGAGAATAAAAAGAGCATTAAAATTTGGAGCTATTGTAGGTGGTGAAAACATGGCTATCGAAGCTGGTATTGTTGGTTTAGATAAATACAAAAACCCTATTGATATACAATATGCTGCTCTTGCGGGATTTGCTTTAGGTACTCCTGCTGGTTGGCTTGGTAGAGTAAATGCTAAAACAAATGCAACACCAAAAGAAATAGTTAAGTCTTATAAAAAACTAGATAGTGCTGCAGAAAAATATAAACAAACTTTAGAATTACAAGAAATACAAGAGTTTGCTACAAAACATAATTTAGATTTAAACCCTGAATTTATTAAAAACAAAAGAATGATTTTAAATAAAGAAACTAATTCTATGAATCCTAAGGTGGTAGATGATCCAAGAAATGCTCCAGGAGAAGGAAGTTATTGGGAAGAGACATTTAAGAAAACACATTTTAGATTTGATATTGCATCACAACTTAATAGATCGCCAGACCCTTTAATTAAAAGATTTAGAGAAACATTTGTTAATGATCCTGTAGTTGGTAATACTAGAGGAGATACAGCTATAGATTGGAAAAACAGAACCCAATATCAAACAATGTATGATTATTTAAACTACAGAGAAATAGCTTTACGATCTTTTAAAAATGCAAATAGAGAAGTATCTTTTAAAAGTCAATTTGATATAGAGGAAAAATTTGAATCTGTTATGTCAGATTTAAAAGAATTTCCAGAAAGATTTGCAGGTTCAAAAGAAATAACTCCTGAAATGACAAAACTTTCATCGTTAGCTACAAAAGCATTTGACGATACTTTAGATGTTGTTGCACAAACAGGAAGAGAAGGATGGAGTGATATTGCTGGAAGAAGAGTTCCTAATTATATTCCTCATGTTCATTCACCTAGTAAAGTTATGAGAGCTATAGATGAGTATGGTCAAGATGGAGTAGAACAAGTTTTTGCTAATGCCTTAAGAGATATGAAAGGTGATTTAGGTGATAAATTATTTACAAGAATGATTAAAAGAATTGTGGCTAAAATAAGTAATGCCAGATATTATGGTCAAGAATCTGATTTAGGTAGAGCATTTCAAGGTTCAAATACTGCTGTCATAAGAGAATTTTTAGAAGGTTTAGATTTAACTGAAGAACAAATAAATATTATATTAAATAAAATTCAAAAAGGTTCAGGTAATACTTTAGATCCTAATGCTAAAAACAGATTACCTATTCAACTTAATGAAAGAATAGATTTAAAAAATAATAAAACAGGAACAATAGATTCACTATCAGTAAAAGATTTAACAGATAGAAGTCTAACAAGATTATTAAAAAGATATAATCAACAAGTATTAGGAGCAGCAGCTATGGCTCGTTTTGGTAATTTTAAAAATAATAAAGAGTATTTAGATTTTTTAAAAGATGTTAAAGAAAGAGGAGAAGCTAATCCTAAATATAAAAATATTTATAGAGATGTAGAAAATATAGAAGTGGTAGTTTCATCTTTGACTGGTAAACAATCTCCATTAGAGAGAAATGGTGATCCTAATGGCTTTGGTAGAAGAATGGCAAGACTTGCACAAGACTATAATTTTTTAAGATTGTTTGGTCAGGTTGGTTTTGCTCAAGGTGCGGAACTTTATCAAGCGGTATCTGAAGTAGGTTTAAAAACATTTTTTCAAGCTAACCCAGCATTTAAAGATATAATAGGTAAATTAAGAGCAGGAGAGGTTAAATTTGATGATGAGATTTTAGAAGAGTTAAGATCACAAGGAGTACCAGTAGGATTAGATAAATTTATGCACTCTCCAGTAGGAAGATTAGATAATGAATTAGATATACCTTTAGATTCTACAGGTAGTAGATTGGATTCTGTAGAACTAGCTTCAGCTAAAGCTAAAAGATTTGTATCTGATATTTCTTTTTTGAATCCTATGACTATGTATACACAGATTATTGCAGGTAGAGGATTAGCTTTAAAAATATCAAACAATGTAAATGAATTAATTAAAACACATAAGACAACTAAAATATTTAACAAATTATCTAAAGGAGATCAAATTAGATATAGATATTTTGGTTGGAATGAAAAAGAATTTAACTCTATAGCAGATCAAATCAGCAAACATTCAGTTTATAAAGATGGTAAATATCAAGGTATTGGTTTAGATGATTGGACACCTGATGCAAGGTCTCATTATAGTATTGGTATGCAAAGATTTATAGATCGTGTCGTGCAACGAAATGACGTTGGTGTACTGAATAGATGGTTTACTTCAGATTATGCTAGAATACTTACACAATTTAGAACATTTACATTAGGCTCATATACAAAACAATTAATGAATAGGTTATATGTTCTTGCAGAAACAAGAGGTAAAGACTTTCATACCTACTCGGCTTTTATGGCTTCAATGATAGGAGCTGTACAATTCTACGCAGTACAAAGTTATATAAATTCTTTTGGCAGAAGCGATCAAAAAAAATATTTAGAAAAAAGATTATCTCCAGAAAATCTAGCAAAGATAGGTTTTTTAAGATCATCTTGGTCATCACTTATTCCTGGTGCAGTTGATACAGCTTTAACTCCATTTTTAGAAACATTACCTTTTAGTTATGGTAGAAATACAGAGCTATCTTCTCAATTTTTAAGTGGTATACCTACTATCAATTTAATTCAAAGCACATTAGACACAACTAGAGCATTAAAAAAAATAGCTTTTGACCCAACATATCAAGCATCAAAAAGAGATGTACAAAAAGGTCTATCTTTGATAGCACTACAAAATGCTCTGATAATAAAAAACATTAACAATATAATTGTTGATGAATTAGGAGAATAATAATATAGAGAACTAATATGACAGTATCATCAACAACAGTAAAAAACTCATACTCAGGTAATAGCTCAACTACAGCTTTTGCTTATAGCTTTAAAATATTTGCAGACACAGACCTACAAGTTATTATACGTTCCTCTACAGGAACAGAAACAACAAAGACTCTAACAACACACTATACAGTATCTGGTGCAGGAGATGCTTCAGGCGGAAATGTAACTTTCACGACAGGCAATACACCTGCTACTGGAGAAACTGTGGTTATTAGAAGAGCTGTTCCGCAAACTCAGGCTATAGATTACATAGCCAATGATCCATTCCCTGCGGAAACACACGAAGAGGGTCTGGATCGTGCAACAATGACGATTCAACAAATGCAAGAAGCGTTAGATCGTTCATTTAAAGTTTCAAGAACAAACACCATTACTTCACCAGAGTTTACTGATGATGCTAGTACAAGAGCTAGTAAAACTCTAGGATTTGATAGTTCTGGTGATTTAA